ATGGCAGGAATAAGAAAAACTCCGTGCGGCACGTATGAAGTTTACGGATACAGACTTCAGGCGGACGGAAACAAACAGCGATTCTCAAAAACATTTAAAACACGTTCTGAGGCAAAACGCTTTGCGGCTGAGTTAGACATTAGCGCAGAAGAACGCTCTTCCTCAATCACTCTGGCCGCGCTGATTGACGAATACATCAGCGAAGTCACTTCCCAGAAACGCTCCAAACGTACAGAAGAGATCCGACTGAGAAGGCTCCAGCGTGACAAGCTGGGGACTAAAGCTCTATCAACTTTCACAAAGCGGACGATTGAAAACTACATTGAACGCCGCCTTAACGAGCGCGCAAAAAACAGAGACACGAATGTGCTCCCGTCCACGGTCAATCGGGAGCTGACAATTCTCTCTGACGTTTTTCAATTCGCTATTAAAAACGAACTTACAGATGTGAACCCGTGCCGAGGCGTGGAGAAACCACGGGAGCCAGAGCACCGCGAGAGAGTTGCTTCAGACGAGGATATAGAGAAACTTTTGCAGGCTTGCGGATGGGACGGGAAAACCGTGCCAAAGAACAAAATGCAGTTGGCCGTGGCAGCGTTCCTTTTTAGTTGCCAAACGGGAATGCGAGCTGGTGAGCTTTTAAAGATTGAATATTCTTGGTTAGGTGACAACGTGCTTCATGTGCCTGCTGAGGCTACAAAAACATTGTCAAGAAGAGACGTGGCCTTGTCTGCAAGAGCTCGGGAAATTCTTAAACTTGTTATGGAGCTCGAGTATGAACCACGTGTATTTGGCGGACTTAACGATCACAACAGGGATACGCTATTCCGGAAAGTGAGGGACAGAGCCGGTCTTGGTCCTGAGTACGATTCTCAAAACCGGCTGATAAAAGAGGGTCTGAATTTTCATGACGGCCGCGCAACTTTTGCGACGTGGGCCGCGAGCCCTGATCCAGAAACAGGGGCGCCCCGTTTAGATGTCCTGGCGCTTGCAAGACAAACGGGGCACAAAGATTTGAAGATGCTCCAAAGATATTACAGAGCGAGCGCTGAAGAAATTGCTAAGCGGCTGAAATAGCGAGCTTGGCTCGGGCGTGTCTTTTGTTTTCCATATAGTCATCAATGTCTTTTGTGTACCAACGGTCACGCCCATTCTCGGAAAAAGCATCAGGCTTAGGGAACTTCGGATCCTTCATTACTTCACGGGCGGCAGACGATCCAGGAGCAAAGCCAATTCTCACCTCAACCTCAGGTTTGCTTAGCGTGAGTTTTGTAGTTTTCTGAATCAGCTTTTCAGCAATCTGACTGGAGAGTTTATCGGCCACCATGCTGGACAATTTGTCATAGTCAATATCTGTCATTTTCGTCCCTCTGATGCTTCAATTCTTCCTATTTCTCGATGCAGTTTGTCCATACAAATCTTGTCGAACTCAGCTTTATCCTCAGGAGTGATCAACATCTGGAACTGCTCGAGCATGATGTGGACATCGGCGGCTTCCTCAATGACATGGTGCCAATGCTCCGGGGACGGTTTATCAAAGTAGGCGTCAAACGCTTCCTGCAATTCATCGACTTCTTCCGGCAATTTTTCGTACACCTGATGGTCATAGCCGTAGTGGTCCATAATCATGAGCAGGCAGGAGTAAAACTCCACGGCATTAGTTAGCTTCATTGTTTTCCTCCTGGAGCACTCTGTTTACCTGCTCCTTCAGTTTGTTCTTAAGCTCCATGCTTGCGCCAATCTCTTTGTTGTCACGTTTTTCCATACAGTAGGCGCGGTCCAGATAAAAATAAACGAGGCGGATCATCAGCAGCGCCTCGTCTTTTGTGATTTCAATTTTGCCCATCATTCATCCTTAAAGAAAACTAAAAAGAAACGGTTTGTTCCGGCTTTATTTGCAGCAGGCTTTTTGTCCCCGAACACAGGCTCACGTTCCAGTACGTAAAGGAGCTCGGCCAAAGAGACATCTTTATCAGCCCACTTAAAAATCAGAGTGCCGTTAGGTCGGAGAACGCGCCACGCCTCGTTGAAAATCCGTTTCATGTCCTCGTGCCAGGCCTTTTCTAAATAGCCGTAGCTTTTGGCCATGTCCGACGTTTTGCCACAGTTGATCAGGTGAGGAGGGTCGAGAATCACGAGATGGAACGAGTTATCGGGAAACTCGAGATCCCTGGCGTCCATGATCTGATCCGGGTGAATCTCCAACTTTTTGTATTGCCGTGTCCAGTGTGTTTCATCGCGGATGTCCCCAAAGAGCACGGACTTATTGTTCTTGTCGAAATAGAACATTCTTGAGCCGCACATCGGATCGAGTATCGGTTTCATAATGACTTCTCCATAAAAACAAAAACGCACTGATTTCTCAATGCGCTTTTGTTTGGCACCTTTAAGAAATAAGGTGCCGAATAAGGTTTATTACTGTTTTTGTTCCGAAGCTGGCGCCAGCGCTAGTTCTATGTCGTGCTGTTTTAAAACCTTTCTTAAATACTCGTTTTCTTCAGTCAGAGCATTAGTCGTTGACACTTTCTTCAGCTCGATCTATAGCTATGTCGATAGCTTTTTTAATCGTTTCCCAAGCGCTGATGTCTATTCCGATTTCAGTAATCTTTTCACGCTGTAGGCCGTTAAAGTTGAGAATTACTTGATTCTTTTTAATGCCTATACCGAGGTTGGCGATGGCAGCACTTCCTTGGCTTTCTCCGAAAGCGTCATAGTTTATGACGTAGGCGAAGAAGTTTATTCTTGGGAATTTGTTCACCATTTTTGCTCCTTTATATGCATGCCTTCATTGCTGCGTATGTTTCTGTTGTCCTAACTGACTTTGGCATGACACATGCAATAACCCGTTCACCGGACCCTGCATAAAAAGTAGCCTTTAATGGTGTGCCTTTTTTATTTGGTCTATGAAAAATCGGACAGACCTCAAACGCTGCTTCTAATTCTTCAATAACTTTTATGCATTTCGATTGATAGAACCCGAACTATCCCGGTTTTTTAAGATCTTCATTCGGTGGAATTACTTTTGAGTAGTCCGGATAGGTTCCTTGCAGAGGTGTAAAAGGAAATGAAAAATCATCCACAGATATTTCCGTGTTGGAGAATATTATTGTGTTTTTAGTCTTAGTTTTTGCGACTTGTTCAACGACATTGCGAGGAATTAACACACTTCCTGTGCCATTCAAACCATGTGCACATTTAACGGCTATGATCATAAAACCATTGCAAGCAACTACCTCACTTTTATCAAAATCAACGAAAAGGCAGTTGAGTTTGTAAGGAATATCGTTTTTGGGCATTACTGAGAGAAGAACTTTAAGTTGTCGTTTATTCATTGAATAGCCTTTTATTAAAAAATTACGCGAGTTGCTTTAATGGCTCCACGAGTTTTCTTTTTGCATGGGTAATAAAGACCTGGATAACCTTCTGGATTGTTCCGACACGGGACAAATTTCCAGTATTCATGAATGACATCTTTAATGTCAGATGGCTCTATAGGTTCATAGAAAAAATCTGAGAGAGACTCAATCACCTCTTCAATGTCGAGCCATCCGTACAGAAGAGTTTCTCCATCATCGCTGAAAACAACCTCGCCATACGGGTAGTTTTTTGGCATACCGCCTCCATGAAAAACGCCCCATTGTTAGGGGCGTCTGAATTTTCCTGGGTTTCTTGTTAGTTGACACTATTCTTTATCCCAATCGCTAAGAGCTTCAGCTAGGGATCTTATGAGTTTTAAAGCCTGCTCTTTCGACAAGATGATGTTATGTGCTAATGCACAAGAATCAGCTCCACGCATTAGCAAATATTTTGGTTTTCCAGGAATAAAACTTAAAGATGTAATCACGACCGGATCAAGTGTTTTTAACCTTTCATCTTCTTGTTTTAGAGCAAGCGCGGTGACAGCTGGGTTCAAAAGTTCTGGGCTTGTTTTTTCCATTTTTTATTACTCCCGCTTGTAGGCACTAAACTTCAAAATATCGTCATCAGGCGGTTCAATTTCAAGTTCTCTGAAAGCCAATACAGCAGCGCCACTATATTGATCCCAACTTCTGAAATCGGTATTGAAGTAAGAAACACGAATCTTGTGCTCAAATCTTCCGTTTAAGTAAACTAAATAGTTACCTGGGCGAGGAGGCCTTAAAGCTGGAAACGGATTCCATCCATCTGGGTTGTACTCAGGAACCTCTTCAAAATAGTCCTTGTCAACTCTCATAGAAAGTTTGAAAACTTCAGATTCCAGCGAAATGTAATCGGTTGGATCTTTCATTTGTTCTCTGCAACACGTTGCAATTCTGTCATCAGATACCACCAACTGGTTCACCTTGAGCTTTAATTCCGGATCTTTAATCTTCCACATCTTTATCTCCAAAAGAAAAGCCCCGCACTGCAGGGCTTATGGTTACTTATTTATTGTCTCCGCCGGAGCGTCCTGAGAGGTTCCAACGACCTCGGCATCTTCAATATCCTTGAAGTCATCGACGGTGACGGCATTGATGTCGATTACGTCGTTCGGGTCGATCTTTTCCCCGGCTTCTCGTTTCGCGTCAACATTAGCCACCTGCAGAGCCTCAATTGAAACAGGCAAATATTTAAAGAGGCGGCGGATGACAGTTTTCAGGGCCATGGCCTCAAAATAGTTGTTCCAAATATTTTTACTCTTGGCCTTGGCTTTAACAGCTTCGACCTCGGCGCGAGACATGACCTCGAACTGGTATCCGCCACCGCGCAGATTTGCGACCGCGTAGACAAAGGTGATCGGTTTTTTAACTCGGTCAGCTTCACAACTCGGCACGTGATGAATGTCCGGATGTAGGCCAAGCTGATAATTAAAATCGTCACCTTCGTGGACCGCGAACGCAGAGAGAGACAAAACTTGTCCGGAACGACGGGCAAGGTCAATCATTCCGCGGTAACCAAGAATTAACTGGCACTGGTTACCGTAGGGAACAAGGTACGCTTGGCCGAGAGCAGAACCGGGTTCAAGGCCAAGCTGGGCGGACTGCATAACGGCGCCCAAGAAAGATGCCGGGGTTGTATTGAGGAGGGCAGGAGTTTTTCTAAGCTCTGTGGCAGCAATGCGAGCCATGCGATCAGCGCTCAGATGTTTTGGGACGGCCAAGGCGAGTTGCTTTTTAAACTGGTCGGACAAGACCTGCTGCACGATGATTGGCGCTTTTGTTTTGGGTTTGGCGACTGGAGCAGAGGGGGCGCCGACAGCGGCGGCGAGTTGGTCGGATGTGGACATAATTTAATTCCTATGAAAAAGCCCCTCGAACTGGAGGGGCTTGGGTTGATTAAGAGTTACGAGAAATAAGGCAGAGGCAAAAATAAAGCCCGCTTGTGCAGGCTTGGAGGGAATTTGGCTCGGTTGATCCGGCTCAACCGAGAAAGCCTTTTCTTGTTGCACTGTACTGTAGTGCTCGAAGCGAATATTACACAAAACCGCTCTTTTTATCAGTAGAAACCCTGCTCATTTTGTGTAGCCATCAACCTAAAAGGTTACGTGCACACACGCATGACGCGAGTGGAGCTCTCTTTTAGATAGTCGTAGTAATCATCCAGGTGGTCTTCCCGGAAGGAATCCGAATCGAAGCGTTTGGAGGTTTGAGTTTTGTAGGTGAGGACTTTCTTGCCGTCCAAAGTCAGAATCTCGTTGTCCTTCATGTTTATTGCAATCTTGGTTTTGAGCGCGTCCTGCTGTTTTTTAAGTTCCTTAATTTCACCAGCAATACGTGCATACTCACCATAATCAATAGCAAGCTCACCCTGAGCCTCCACAGCTTTTCCGTTACTTTTTCCATATAGCTGAAGTACGTCATCAATGTTGATTGGATCGGGCGGGATTTTCTTCAGAACGTTTTCGTTCCAGAATCGGGAACACTTTTCTTTGATCACTTGAAACACATCCGGACGAGCATCCACCCAGTACATCCGGAAGTCCGATCCTCCAATCAGAACTGCGAGATACATTCCTTTGAGCTTCAGAATGCCGCAGTACCATTGAATCTGCGTTTCGTAGTAAAGCGGGATCACATGCTCGGTTCTGAGGTTGTTCTGTTTGATCTCGAGCTCCTGAGAAGGGCCCCAGAGATCGGCGGTAAAAGCGTTTGCCGTCTTAGCCTCAAAAGCGACATCCGTGTTAATAATGCGCTCGACGCCCGTGATGTCGGCATACTTCTCAATTTCTTCAACCTTCAGCAGCGGACGAACTTTTCCGGCAATCTCGGGATTGATAATTGCGCGGTCGATGTTTGCGATTGCCCAAGGAGTTTCCGGATCGGCGAACTGGTGAGAAACCTTTTGAACTCTCTTGCCGGTGCGCAGCTGAAATTCTTTTGCGACCGTATCTTCGAGAACGGTTCCCCAGTAAGCAGGCTCGGACATTCCCTTGTCCTCAGAGAGACCGAGTTTGTCATTCCAAACATCCAGCGGAGTCTTCCAAGGATTCAGCCCGAGGACGGCTGCCACATCGGAGCCGCCGATACCTGTACGCCGCCCCTTTAACCAGGCGGCTCTTTGTTCGTTAGTCATTTTCTACTCCAATAAATAGCGCAGAGAAAGGTTCCTGGGGCCCCTGCGGGAAAGTCGCCTTTTTCTGTCTCTTCGGTTTTACTTTTGTTGCGTAATACTCTCGGCCCTTCTTGTTGATTTCTTCTTTGTGCTCGAGGTAGTAGAGGCGCTTTCTCTCTTTCTCAGTGAGTTTTAATACCATTCGTTTTCCTTCAAATATTCATCAAACAAAGGCTCAATTTCAGGGTGTCTTTCGTCCTCTCCCGCCTCAGCAAGTTCGTTAATACGTTTGCCGCAATACCGAGGGATGTACTCTTCAAAGAACTTTTCGAGGAGCCGTTCATACTCGGCTTGGCGCTTTTCTTCTTGCCAGGACGGCTGCCAGAGATCTCCTGGCCCTGGACATGTTCTCGGAGTTACATGCATAGCAGCCACCGCTGAAAGGCATCGGCGCCGAGGACTAAGGTCAACGTGCCGAAAAACAGGGCGAAGGCGATCAGAGCGCAGAGGAAACATGCGAGATCGTCCTCTAACAGATCATCAAATTTTTTATTCATGGCAACCTCGAGATTGGGGTGAACCTGCGATCAGTAATCTCTATATGCGATCTCAAACCCAGACCTTTGCCCAATTACTGATTATTCCCGCTTGAAGTACCTCTCAATCGACAAACGAGGGGACGGAGTCCGGGCAAAAATTTCCCTTTCGCAGGTTCAAAACTGTAAAAAAGCCGCCAGCTCAAGGAGGAAAACTGGCGGGGCAGAGGAGAGAAACTTTTAATTTTTAACATCTGGGTAGATGTCTTTATCAATCGCTTCTATTGCCAGATCACCGATGGAATTCAACGCATACTCTTTGAATAGCGCTTTAACTTCCTTCTGAGCTTCAGCGGTTGAAACTACATGAGCTAGGTCAAGTGTCACCTCTTTCTTTCCATAGAGCAGGGCGGACACCACAGCACGCTCTGCATAAGCCAGCGCGTCAGTGAGACAGGTTGCAGAGCCTCTTTCCGTCAAGATGTCATCAACAACTTCGTCAAAAATTTGTTTTTGCTCGTCTGGTAACAAGATCATTTTTCTCTCCTATAAAACCATGTGAAAAAGACCACATAAAAAAGTCCCCGTCGCTGAAAAACTGGCACTAACAGTTAATTAAGAAAACAGCGCAGGGGACTTGTTTATGTGAACTATTAGAAAATTCCTAATAGTTCGAGGGTTGATTAAGCTGACCGTTCGCCAGACTCGTAAGCGGCGAGAACGTTTTCTAAATGCTGGATTGCTTCTTCTTTTTTCTTGAAGGTTTCCCAACTAGTCTTGTTATAAAGAAACATTTGAAGGCCTTCGAGTTTGTCGCAACTCTGAAATGCCGAAAACGCCCATTCGTGACGCCCTATTTTTAAAAGATCACAAACGTATTCGTCTTTATAAAACACCTTAAATTCATAGTTAAACGACGTGTACTCAGTAACTTTTTTACGTTCATACGTTGCTAACATGTTTTTCTCCTAATAATTCGACTTCCTAGTTCGGCCTGTAGGGCTTCAAATCTTGCAAAAATGACCTCTAGCTCAATGAGCGCTTGTCTTTTTGTCTGGAAACTAAGTCCGGCAACGTTTGCCAATAACACATCGTTGACATCGCATTGCTCTTTTTCCCAAATCCCGGAAAATCGCCAGTCATTTCTTTTAGGTCGGACCAGACTGACGATGTTTTTCCCCTTGTAATAAATCTCATAAACTCGAGGGATAACGCGCTTAACTTTTAAAAGCATTTTTTCTCTCCTGTAAAAAACAGAAGCGTCCTCCGAATCCATGACACGCTAGGTCGATTCACTCAAGAGGTAATGAGGAAGACGCTTATGTTTGCGCTCTTCTCTTACTCTTGCGAGAGCGCTTAGCTCACCCGGCTTACGATGCCGAGCCGCCTGAGTTACTGTTCTTGGTTTTCATTTCCTCGTTTGGTTGGTTTCTCAGGACCTCAACGCAGTTTGCTGTTCTTGATACTGCGTGCATCTCAAATGCCTTTATTTGTCAGAGGTCTCTAGCTGAAAAGTGTTTCGTGGCTACCGTTTGCCTTACTCATTCACTTCACTGACTGCTGTTGTCCGATTGTGTGTCTTTGCGTGAACAGCACCGCCCGCACTTGGCCGTTTCGAATTTTTTCGCTCACAGACTCTGCTTCTGTCTGCTGCGTCCGGGTTTAGTACTCCATGGCCCGGATTCTGAAATTGTTTACCTTAGAGAAACATTAGGTATCTCCTTAAAATCATTAAGGAGAAGTATAAGGTAAAAATTAGGCAGAAACAAGGAAAAAATTAGGAATACCTAAATTATTTCCTAAAATTTTTCTTTGTTCTTATTGATCTGAATGTCTGTGTTTGCGTTTTTAGGCAACAAAAAAGCCGCTCTCGCGGCAATAAAAAACCGCCCGGAGGCGGCAGATATTGACTAATAAATTAATCTAAGCGGCTTTATTTTCTTCTATTAAAACATCAGCCGTTTCTTCGGGAGAGGATGTTTTTATAAACTTAACATCCGTTGCCTTTGCCATGCTATTGACGGCGTTTTCAGCCGAGGTATCTACCAAAGAGCAGTCCAAGATTAATCCTCTAGTTCTAGCATGAGGGAAGATTGTTAAATCCAAAAGTCTTTGTTTCGCGGTATTCAAATCCTCTGTAAGAGAAAACTCGCGTAACAACCCATACTGGCAAATAAACCTATCAGATAAAAAATCGTATTTAGCTGTGTATTCGCCGATTCTGTACTGCTGGTCGAAATAATTACAAAGCTCGGGGTGCGTCTTGATCGCGTTGTCTTTTACATTTCTCCGAAACTCTTTAACCAACTGAATCCTTTTATTTTTTTGAGGAATCTTGAATTTTCGATAATCCTCAGGAGAAACCAAGCTGGACTGATCCATAATCGCTTGTTCAACAAGATCATCTAATCCATCACAAAAAGTCTGGTACTCTTTTCCGATTTTCAATCCGGTGATTGGAGCTACAAGTTCTTGAATAGACGATACCGCCTGATCGTTCAAAGCGTTTATGGAAAAATCAATTAACGACTTAACTTGACGGTTGTTTTTTCTATATAAAGATTCCAGAATCCTGTCTGAAAGTATTGGTTTAACAGAAACGGCTCCTTGAAATAAAGTAATAACTCCGATCATGAATCGTTCTTGAGAGCCAACAACCGGTGTCCATAACAGAGGTGCCCAGCTTGCTTTAAAGTCTGGGAGGTCAGGAAACTTTAGGTTCATTGTCGTCGTCCGCAAATAAAGGTCCGAATTCCCCAGAGGGAAGATGAGAACTTAATTGATCAGGTAATTTTTCAAAGCTTTCATCGAGAATTTTAGTTAGTTTTTCAGCCTCTCTTCTGAGTTGATTTAATAAAATAGGCTCAATGCTTAGATTGGCAAATTCTTCCAAAGACCGCTTACCAATGTCTTTCGGAAACTTTTCCGCTTTTTTCTGACAATTTCTTATTGCATCTTCAAGTTCCTTTGCGGAAGGTTTTAGAACTTTCTTATAGATATCAATAAGTCGATTTTGTCTTTCCAACCAAGAGGGTTCTCCAAATGTGCGGCCATGATCAATTAAGTAAAAATTATCTTCTCCTCCCCAAAGAATATTTCCTAAATGCCTGTCTTTGTTGATAATGAGCTCGTCAAAAGCCACAGTAGAGCACCAGCCTTTCCATGCTTTTAATGCCTTATACCCGGCTTCTATTGTTGTCCCTTTCGCAGTGAAGGCATTCATATAATTTGGGTAATTAACAAATTCGCATCCGTAAAGAATTGATTTCATCTCACCGTCCCAAACTAGAAATTGTGAGGGAATCGGTAACTCGAGTTTCATTCCCAAACAGGCAGAGAACAACTCACGAATGACTTCATCAAAATTTATTTTTTTAACCAGAGCCATCCGTTTTGTTTTGTCTTCTAGGATAACAGTTGCTTTATAGGCATCGTTAATACCTTTATCGGCAAAAGGCTCTTTCTTTAAGACTGTTGCTAATCTAATTCCAAAATTAGAGCTTGTCATTTTGTTTAAAACCTATGGTTATTTCTTATAACGAAATCAACGCAGTTAGCCGGATCTTTGGGCTGAGTTACTGACCTCTTCGTTGTAACAGCTTCTCTCTTTCTGAAGCAGGCATCCGAGATAGCCTCCAAGCAAGGGCTGAAATTTCTTTTTCTTTTTTGCACTCGGACTGATAAATTCTTGTCAATTTCTCATCGACTTCTAATCTAGATCTAAGGAAATTTGGGCGAAAGTTCAAAACCGACATATATTCAAATTGTCTGCCTAGGTGCCACGACATGCTGTATCCCTTTTCCATGAAGTCTCCACATTTTGCTTGCAACCAAATTGCCGAAAATGCTATGGCAATGACTTCATCCCAACAATCTTCAAAAGGGTCTTCGATAAGCTTTTTAAAGAAGAAAAAGCTTCTTTTGTATTTCTTCTTGAACAAGGCTTCACATAACAGAGTCGCAGTCTGATTCAAGGTCTCTGCCGACATGCCCGCCTTAGCGTGAGATATGAATAAGAAAAATATGGGTACGTATACACCCATGAGGTTCCATTTTTTCTCTGCTTCAGACGGTATCACATAAAATTTATTTAAAGAATAAAGGCTTTCGGGAGCACGGATGCCTCGTTCACAGAAAAGCATTTTTCTTCTCCTAAATCTTTATCAAACTGATCCGGATCTTTCAATGACTTCTCCGATAACTTGAACTTGCTCAGTGTCTGCTGGGCTAATAGTTTCGTCCGGGAAATTTGGATTTTCTGAATGCACCATAATTGAGCCGTCGATTTTTCTATAAAGCCGCTTTACTCTTAAAGCATCTCCAAAGACAAAAGCATAGATTCGACCATCTATGATCTCAGTTTTAGAGCAGTCAACTAAGACCACATCATGGTCAAGCAAAAGAGGTTCCATGGAATCTCCCTTCACTTTGAAACGCTTGCAGTCTTCGGGATTGATGTTCTTTCTCTGGAACCACGAACGACGATAAGCAGCTTTGTACTCAGAAGCCAACTCTTCCAAAGTGGAGTTTTGCTCGAAGCCTGCTGCAAATCGAATTTTGTATTCAGGAATTTCTACCCAATCATCGTCATCACACACATCTTCTGTTACCAGTACGTTAGGAGATTTCATGGGTCCGTTCCCTGTCGCAAGCCAAGTAGAGGAGACTCCGAGAACTTTGGCCACCTTGGGCAGGTAAATAGATTTGATGCTTTTTGATTTGCCAGAAAACCAATCCGAAACAGAAGCCGGGGAAATAAAACATAACCTAGCGATGTCACTTTTCTTTAATCCGGAATCACTCAACGCCAAGGTTAAACGCTCTGCCAATGTTGTTTTTTCGTTCATTTGAGTAACCCTTTCTTTATTAGGTTTTCCTAATACATTTTAAAGAAAAATAATTAGGCGCATTGATTAAGTAATTCGGAAAACCTTATAATTTAATAAGGCAAAAATTAGGAAGAATTTAGCTATGCGCAAAAAAACCGATACTCAGACAGCCCGCCTAATCGTTGATTCTTTAGGCGGAACTACAGCTGTTGCAAACATCTGTGAAGTTAAACCGGCCAGCGTTTCCGGATGGCTTAAGTCTGGAATGCCAGAAGGCCGCCTTTTGTTCTTGCAGAAAAAATTCAAACGCATTCCGGTGATTAAACACGCTGTCGCCAACTAACTGGGAGTCGCTATGGCTCGCTATAGAAAAATAGACGTCCGAATGTGGAATGACAGGAAGTTCAGGGAGCTTTCGGATAACGGCAAACTTGCCTTTATTTTGCTCCTGACTCATCCAGATACCACGCAGATAGGAACTATCCGGACACGAGTTTCAAACCTTGCTGACGAATTGGGTTGGCAACGAGATGCCATGTCGCATGCCATCCAAGAAGTCACTTTAAACGGCATGATTGATGCTGATGAGAAGGCAGGGCTAATGGTCATAAATAACTTCCTAAAGTACAACGCGCCTTCTTCTCCTAATGCATTCAAGTCATGGTGCGAATTGATTGATCTGATGCCCGAATGCGACCTCTTGGATAAGCATGTTGCACGCCTGAAAACCTTTGTCGATGGCCTTTCTGTAGGAATGAGAAATGCCATCCCTAATGACTTAATTGATGCCATCAAGGATGCCATGTCCCGTACCAATGGGCAACCATGTCGCACCCAGGAACAGGATCAGGAGCAGGAACAGGATAAGGAAATACACACCCACGAACACCATCCAAAAGCCTTCGAAACTTTCGCGGGGCGTGTGTGTGAAAAAGAGACTCCTTTAAAAACCGCTCCTGTTGAACAAGAGCTCCCACTGCAGAGGACAACTGTTTCTAAAACGGAAACAGTTGAGAAGAAGTCAAAGGTCAAACGACAGAAGAAGGAAAAGATCCCGTGTCCCTTTAAGGACGGAGATCAGATTCCGGAGGACTACCTTACGACAGCTAAGCGGTATGGAGTTCAAGACCCGCAATCGCTATTTGATTCCTTGATCGCCTACTGCAAAGCCAAGGATGTTGAGTACGCAGACTACAAAGCGGCGTTCACAACATTCTGCATCAATGACAAAGCAAAGCGAGAGAAGAAGAGCCAGAACCAATTCAACAACGCTCCGCCCTTCGAGTACGAACCTCCAGGCGGATTCACGGACGACTACTACAGAGACCAATGCGAATTTGATGAACACGGGAAATTAAAACTATGAACAACACAGACAGCAAGAATCTCAAAGCCGTTAATACCATTCTCGGGAAATTGGAAATAAGGCAAGTGAAAATGAATTGCATCCTTCACGGGGAATATCTGGCGAATCAAGTCTGGTTAGGCGGGAAACTCAAAGAAATAAGTGAATGCCCCAAATGTCATGAAGAACATTTAGCTGAAAGGGCTATTGATGAAGAGAAGGCCAGAAAGCAGGAAGAGGCTAAAAACCGCCAGGCGAGAATCAAAGAAACCCGTATGCCTCTTGAGTATCAAACCAAAGGTTTCTCAACCTTCATTCAAGAGACCGACAGCCAAAAGGCCGCATTCAAATTGGCAAGACGTTTTGTTAAAGGCTGGGAAAAAGCTAAGGCTGGCGGTTACGGTTTGTTATTCCTCGGCGGTTGTGGCACCGGTAAAACTCACCTTGCGTGCGCAATCATGTTGGAGCTCATGGAGCGTTATCTATTCGTTTATCCAAGGTACTACAAGGTCAGCGAGATTTTCTCAGCCGTCCGGAGCACTTACCAGACTGGGGTAATAACGAACGAAGAGGAAATGCTGAAGTTCTTTTCTTCGATTCAGCTTCTAGTGATTGATGAAGTCGGCATCCAAAAAGGCTCCGAGGCTGAAAAGAGAATCCTCTTTTCCATTCTCGACAATCGAGTGACTTCAAACAAGCCGACCATCCTAATGAGCAATCTCGGGCCCAAGGCGCTGGCTGAACTACTCGGCGACCGTCTTTATGATCGTGTGCGATCTAAATGCGTGCCAATGCTTTTTGCCGGGCCATCCATGCGTAAACCCGCTACTGCTGATCTTTTCGATTGAGGTGCGTCATGTCTGATTCTGCATGGACACTGCCGATGATCATCCTGGCGCCGGTCGTGTTTATCAACCTGTTTTTATTCGGATTACTCGTGAGAGCGGCTTTCCAGTTCAGCCAGGAGAAGAAAAATGAATAACGGGTTTCTTTGTGTTTTTTTGTACTTAATCGGCGGTTCCTTTGTTGGTGCTTTTTTGACAGGTAATGGCATGCGTTTTGATGGTCTCAGATTTTTCACTCTCCTAGGTTTTTCGGGAGGCGTTCTCAGTCTTCTTGACTTTGCCTGGTTTGCTCACTCGGGATCGAATCTCGATTACAGCCTGACATTACTGGCAATAGTTGTTGCTCTGGATTTTATTTTCGCTTTCGGGAGGAAGTCTGAATGAGCGGGTGCTGCCTGTACTGCAAGTTCGCCGAGAGCTACTGGATCGATCCAGCAGGAAACATTCGGCGCCCGCCTAAGTCTTCTTTCGGAGACATG